CCGGTGGTATTACCCAGCAGGATAAGTTGCACGGAAGTACGGTCTGGTTGCTGGACAGTGGCGGTGAACTCGTAGCGGGTCCACTTGTCCGTTAGGACGATGTTTGGAGAAGTTTGACTTGCGCTGGGCTGGGCACCCCCTCCCTCGAAAAGTCTCAAACGGATGGCGTCACCGGGTTTTACTTGTTTGGCGTAAACCGAGATAGTAAAGGTGGGTCGGCTCGCTGAAATATCCACAACTCGATAGATATAAAACTCCCCAGTCCCTGAGAGCCTGGCCCCGTTTGTTAGGCCATCGGGTGAGGAGATAACCCCCTTGTCGATTTTCGATGAAGCGCTAGTAGCCCAACCTACTGCACCGATCTCGTTAGAACTGGTAATCAGGTTGGTCCGTGACTCTTCGCTGAGGATGCCCAGCGGCTGGAGGGTCGCGGGGTCGTAGTTAAAACGGGGTTGGTTGGCGGGTACCATCTCGTATATGCCGCGCTCATTAAAACGTCCACCGGCAGACGAGCGCGTGAAAGTGATCAAGTCACCAAACTGTTTCTGCACCAAGGCCATTGTTTACCACTCCACAAGCGCAGCGCGCTTCCATTGATTTGCGCCCGTGGCGACATAGAGATAATTGGCATCCACAGCAATATTCCCGGGCTTGCCGGGCGCTGTAGCATTTGCGGGTACGGCGACTATTTCCGCCTGTACTGGCTGGACCTTGATCAACACCAGCGCACCTACGCCGTAAGTGTTGCCCGCAAAGTCCAGTGAAAGGCTCGCACCGGCGTCCAGCCGCATGACGTACCAGGCTGAACGCCCTGCAAAGTTCTCGTCAGCCACAATACGGACGGGCTGGCCATCAACCAGCAAAGCAAGGTCAGCATCAGCCAGCGCCTTGTTGGTGTACACCTTTGCGCCCGACAGTTCGGCGTAGGTTTCGGCGGTGACTGCCGAGCCCGCCGCATCAGCTGCGGAGGTGGAAGCGGCACCGGCCGACTTTGCAGCATCGACCTTGCTGGATTGCGCAGCGGATTCTGACTGCGCGGCTTTTGCTGCTGAATCCGCCGAGGTAGTGGCCGAAGACTTGGATTGCTTGGCTGAGTCAGATGCACCCGATTCGCTCGCGACAGCCGCATCAGCGCTGGACTTGGCAGACTGTGCGTGAGTGCCAGCATTTTCCGCAGACTGTGCAGCTTCGCTGGCTTTGGTTTGAGCTGTTCCTGCCGATTTAGCGGCGGCTTGCTGGCTATCGCTGGATGCTTTGGCCGAGGCCCCGGCCTCCGATTCGCTCCGCGAGGCCTGGCCTGCACTGTCAGCAGCACTGGAGGCCGATTGCTGCGCTGTCTTGCGATCTTGGGCCGCCGCGGTTGCGCTTCGCTCCGAAGCTTGACGACTTTCGAGCGCGCCCTGTTCGTGCCCCGCCGCTGCCAGCTCAGACGCCGCCGCAGCCTTTTGACTGGCGCCCGCCTTGTCCTTGCTCTGCTCAGCCGCATCAGCAGCCTGCTGAGCCAATGCGGCGTTCTCGCCTGACTCTGTAGCGATGGTCTCAACGGATGATGCACGCTCATCCATGAAGGCCGCCAGATCGTTTGCTTCTGCTCCGAAAGTCGGAAGCGCGGTCACAAACAGGTCCATCTTGGGCGTGAAGTCTCGCGGCGCTTCTGTTCGGGCAGGCGGTACCGGCAAGGCAGTGATAATCGGAACGCTCATCAGCGCCTCCCTTGAAGTTCATAAATCAGCGGCGCGCCAGCGGGGTTCGTCTCTTTCACGTTGATGACGGACCAGACCGAAAGCGGCAGGAAGAAGTAGTCGTAGATGTTGGATACCGCGATATCGGTGACGACAACCGTGGAAAGCGTCGGAGGCAGAACGTCCCGAGCGGCAATTTTGATTTTCTTGTCGCCCTGCTCGAGCAGCGTGTTTCGCTGAAATTCAAGGCCGGTGAACTCCAGAACCATGCCTTCCGCGAGTTGCTCGCTTGACTGCTCTGGGCCCGCCTGACCCGTTTCCGGGTCGTACTCACCAGCGGTCATCTCTCGCAGCAGGATGGGCTGGCCAAACTCTGTGAGCATATCCAGAGCCATCACGGCCATTTCGTCGTAGAAAGCGGCCATGATTGCCCCGTATTAGCTATGCACGGATTGAAAATAATCCGCGTCGTTGAAGATAGTCAGCAAACTGCGTTGCACTCGGCCGATCCGGCGCCGCGGGTAGCAGTCGGTTGCTGGCGGAAGGAATCACCGCGTATTCACGATCAACCGCCCCCTCAACCCGCTCCCGGACCACTGCGCCTTTGCGTTTCTCCACAGGGTCGATATCGTCCTGATGAATCTCAGCAGCCAAGGCCATCTGGCCATACTGGATACGCGCCGGGAGGTAGTTGTGCGGCTTGTTCTCGCCGTCCAAATAGATTTCCCGGCGCGGCCAGGACAGCGCCTGCTCAGTGCTGGTCTTGCGCCCTTTCCACGTCATGCCATCCATCGCCAAGGCAGCCCGGCGCAGCAGTGCCTCCTGTACCGCTACGCCCGCAGGGATGACCACGCCGAACTTGGTCGCGTACATGGCCAGATCTTCAGCCGTTGCATAGCTTTCGGCGTCAGGCTTGCCGCTGCCGTCCTCAATGATTAGCGTCATGAATCAGCTCACTGGAATGGGGTGAAAGGTCGAGAGTCGGAAATTCCGACAGCCCGTATTATTACGCCTTGGGCAGGTCAGCAACGAGCTTTTCCAGCGCGTCTTTTGAGGCATTGGCGCGGTATTGCACGTTGGCGGCGTCGAGCTTGGCCTTGAGGGCTGCGATTTCGTCTACTTCGCCATCATGGCCCGCTGAGCCAGGCGTGAACTTCTTCAGCGCTTCGATCTCTTGGCGCAGCCCTTCGACCGTGGCTACCAGACCATCACGCTCATTAGTCAGTTGACCAACATGCTCATGAAGGCCTGCAAACGCCTCAAACAAGCAGATTGCCAATTCACCGGTTCCTGGGCGCACAACTTCACCCGCTTTCAGGCCGTCGACCAACAAGACAACTGCATCGTTCTCGGCGCGAAGGGTTGCAATGAGGCTGTCCAGGTGCGCGTTATCTGCGATCTCGACTACCTGTACCGGCGCCCCCTCCTTCACCAAAACGTCGATTCCGGCCGCTTCATAGGCGCCTGCCACGGCGGGCCAATGCCCAATTACCACTACGCTGGTCACCCCGGCTTCGGGCTTATCGAAGTGCTCCGGGTTGCGATAGCGCTTATCCGGGTCAAAGCCCTGAAGCTGATTGCTGTAAGTCAGTTCCATGTGTTTCTCCAAGGCGGCCATTTCTGGCCGCTCGTTGAGCCTGAGGATTATTTGCCGGCTTCTGGAACCGTGGCAGTCAGCTTGATCATCACACCGGCAGTAACCTTGTTGCTGCCCGCGTGCTTGATCCAGTTGGCGGCCGAGCCAACAGCGGCCAGGGTTGGGTTGGCGCCACCAGCGGTGGCTTTCCAGCTATAGCCCAGCACGTCGATGTTCACGGTGCCTTCCGCGCGATAGCCGATGCCCAGGTTCTCTTCGTCATTCACTTCGTAGGAACGGAAGCCGGGCGCCTGAGACTCAGTGATGGTCACAGCGTTTGGCAGCAGGCCGAAGATCACGTCCGCTGGGGCGGTGTCCGTCACCAGTACCGGCTTGCCGAGGGTGCCCGGCAGACCGCCGTAGATCACGACGCCAGCTTCTTCGTAGATCTTGTTGGTGATCGCCTCATCAACGATGTCGAAGTAGGCGGACGAGTGCATGACCCACAGCGCGATACGACCGAACTTGTCACCAAACTTGCGCATGCCGCGAGTCAGTGTCTTCTTGCCGTCGGTTTCGATGTTGGCAGACACCACCATCTCGGTGTTGGAGCCGATCGCTGCACGCAGGGCGGCCGTGGCGTACTGGATGAAGCCCTCCAGGGTGGCATCGGCAACGTCGGCGCCGACGATCTGCGAGAACTCCTCGACCGGCCGACCGCGGCGTTTGAACGCCTCTTCGGTTGTCTGGTACGGGCCGTATTTCCACGGAGCCTTGACGCCCACGGCTTCAGCGGCGCCGATCTTCTTGGCGGTTACCTTGCCTTCAGAGTTGACGTCACGGTGCTCAAGAGAGCCGTTCAGCTTGTAGAGGGCACGCTTGCGGAAGTCGCCTTCAATCAGCTCGTTGTCGAGCACCATCGCGCCGTTGGACGATGCGTTAAACACATCGAGGTTGTCCTGAACACGCTCCAGGTATGCGGTTTGCGCCTCATCGTTGTAGATGATCAGGTCGCTGTTAACAGTTGTAGGCATGGGTCAATCCCCTTACTTGGGCAATGCGAGATATGCGGTTTGGCCGTGCTTGCGCTGAAAGTCGCGCTTTTGCTCGGAGGTCATTTCGGAGCGCTTGAATGCAGCCTTGCCGCCACCCCCGCCCGGGGCGAATGTTCCTGAAGCCCTTGGCCACAGGTGTGGAGCAGTTTCACGAAGCGACTCAGCCCACTCGAGCGGAGTCAGTGGAGTTTTGCCGTCTTTGCCGAGGATGGTCTGGCCGGACTCATCAACAGCGACGGCTTCGCCATCTTCGTTCAGTGTGAACACGCCTTTGGCGCGCAGGATGATGTCGTCTGTTGCTTCCGGCAGTGCGCCGGCTTTCAGTGCAGCGCCGCGTACCGAGTCGCCCAGGACTTTGCCCTGGAACTTGGCAGCGAAGGACTCGGCCTTCTCGGCGCGCTCTGTGATGGTCTTGAGTTGCTTGTCGTAATCGCCACGCAAGCGCTCAGTACGGCGATTGAAGACCTCCTCAACCTTGCCCTCTGTCAGCAGCTTGGTTTCTTCGTCTTGGCCCGCACGATTGAGCAACCCTTTGACGGCTTCAATGTCGATGCCCTCAAACTGGGTTTCAAACTGGGTCAGCTTGCCGGAGGTGTCTTTAAGCTTGCCCAGCAGTTCGGCGTTTTTAGTTTTCAAACCCGAAACAGATGCTTCAACGGCTGTCGCGATAGCGGCCTTGATTGCCGGGTTTTCCAGGTCGATTTCGTTTTCTTCTGCCACGTTGATGCACCCCTTGGGTATGTTTTGCCCGCTTTACAGGCGTAAAAAAGCCCCGGCTTTGCCGAGGCATGAAATGTGCGCGCCACGTTTTCGTAGTTACCGTTTCGTGGCGCGGATTAATTGATCCCCGCTCGTTCGAATGCGAGCGGCTCCAGGCCTTTCATCTGCACCAGGGTCAGCGGCGCAAAGTTGCGATCAAGCTGTAGCTCGGCGAAACGCTCCACGGTCAGTCCACCCTCGCGGAACAGCTTGGCCCGCACAGGCCCGATGGCCACGTCTTGGAATGCTGCAGGCTGCTGCTGTAACCAGTGGTAGTAGTCCAGGCTTGCGCTGACCTGCTTCGGCCCGTCCTCACCCACCGAGGCCCGCGTTGCGCCCTTGGCGAAGGTCTCGCTCAACCTGGTCAGCAGAATGAACGTGGTGCGGCAGTTCGGGTGGAATGGCGGCCTTGGGCCCGAATCCACCGGAAACTTGCGTTTGTCCATCGAACGGCAAAGCTGGCTGGTCTTGCTGTCCAGCGTGGCCACCATCTGGATTTCTTGCACAACATCCGTGTTGGCCTTGGCCACTTCCATGCGCGCTTGGGACGACACATGCTGAATCGCGGTGTGCACGACCGTGCTGGCATTGCGGTTGGTGGTGGCCAGGATGCCGTCTTTGTACCCCGCCGACTTGGTGCCGCGAATGAGGCGGATGATTTCGAAGTTGGTCTGCCCCTCGAAGAAACCCTGCCGGATCACGCCGTTAACGCGCTCACGTTCGGCAACCGTCCAGCCTTTTATAAACGCCTTCAGCAGCTTCCCGCCGCCGACGCCGCGCACGCTCAGTGGGTTGGTCAGTACAGCAGCCCTGATAGCCGTAACCGTCGGCATCGCCACATCAAATGACGCACCGGCCGGGGCAGATCGCGTAAGGCTGAGCGCTTCGAACTCTGCCTCGTAGTTGGCGATGTCGATCAGATCAAGGTTCAGCTGAGCGCTGTAGCGATCGAAGATGCTCAGCAGCAGGCTGTCGACCTCTTTAAGCAGCTGCTCAAGCCGCTTGACGTTGTACTCAGACAGGTCTGACTGCGTGAGCCGGTCGCGGATAGAGCGGTCAATCTCCTTGAGGAAGGGGCCAAACTTGCCCACCTCCCCCGCTTTGAGCTTCTCGAGGAAAACCGCATGCCGGATTGTGGCATCCAGTACCAATTGACTTACCGCCATCGGGTTAACCCTCGTCGTCCAAGTCCAAGCCGTCTGTTTGCTCCTGCAGCTCACTGTCGATCTGGATATCCGTGCGCTCTGGCGCAATCAGCCCCAGCTTGCGAAGGTAAGCCCGCAGGTCTGCTTTAGCGAAGCCGCCGTTCTGCCATAGCCCAACCAGCGCCGTGATCATCTGCGGATCAGCCGTCAGCTCTACAAACTCCTGATTGATCTGGTAGCCGACCTTATTTTCAGCGACCCCCATGTAGGTGCAGCACCACATGATTGCCCGGGTGTAAGCCTCGCTGACGTTGGCGACACAGCCTGCCAGCACCGACGTGGATGCTGACTGGTCCCCGCGGGCTTCGGTGGCTGTCTTAGTCGACAGAGACGCGACAACCATCCGCGCGCCCAGCTCAATCATCATCTGGTTCTTGTCGGCCATGGCCTCTTTGACCAGGGTATTGGGCAATGGCTGCGCGTACGCGAAATTCCCCCCAACTGGCAGCAACATTGGCGCTCTAGAACCAACGTAAATGCCGTTTTTCTGCATGTGATCGCGCCAGTTCTCGTCGAGACCTGCTATGTACGGCTGCGCCTGACCACACCAGAACACGCTGTCTTCATAGTCAGCGCTGTTGCGGTAATGCCCCAGGTTGATCATGGCGATGTCGTAGAGCGGTGACTCGTCGATGGTTGGGTCGTTGTTCTGCGCCCCAACAAAGGTGAACGGGATCTCTTTGAGTCGGCCGGTGACGCTTTCCGGCTTGAACTCTTCAGTGACAGTCAGAGGCCCGCCATTCTCTGGCCCTGAGCGCCGCCAGACCCGGCAGACAAAGCCGTCATCCTCAAGCGCCAACTCCCGATACTGCTCAACCGTCTTGAAGCCGAATCCGTCCGGGATCTCAGGCGACTCACGCAACACCACCAGCGTCAGCACGCTGTGGCCGTTCACCATACCCGTGCGCCAGTTGATGATGTCCTCAGCGCAGTAGGACAGGATGACCGAGTGCCCGCCAGCGCCCTTGTCCTGGTGATAATCGACATACAGACCGTGACGCCCCGCCTCAAGCACCTTTTCCAGCGTGCCTTGAGAGTGCTGGTAAATACTCACGCCTGAGCCGTTTGCGTTGTCCTGCAAGTACTCGAGCTTTGCCGGCACCGTAAGGGTCGGGTCTTTGTGATAAGCCAAGCCCAGCAACCCGTTACGCGTGTGGCCCGTGGCGTTCTTGAACACCGCCCGCTCACGATAGGCCCGGTTCC